GCTAGATCAAAGGGCCAAATGAAACAACACGGTATTAACTGCTCAAAAACGCCAAAGAAAAGAATTTGCGCGGCACGTAGAAGATGGAAGTGTTAAAACATATATTAGGAACCTGCGGGGAAGCTCACGTGAATCTATCACATGTGCTTTTCATTGCATTAATAATTTTAGCTTATGGAGTCAAGAGGTCTAGGCGATACAGTTGAAAAAATTACTAAAGCTACAGGTATTAAAACTGTAGTCGATAAAGTGTCCCAGGGTTTGAACATTCCCTGTGGATGTGGGCATCGTAAAGAAAAGTTAAACAAAATGTTTCCTTATAAAAAATAATACAATGGGATATAATAAACCAATTACAGCAAGAATTCAACATTCCACAAATAAGGGAATGAAAGTACAAGAGCCTTTACTAGATATGGGATCTCCAGCAACGAAAAAAGAATTAAATTACGGTGCAGACACAAGTTTAACAAGCGGCGTTGAAAACAGTAAGTTTGTAGACATAAATAAATCCATGGCGGATGGCTTAGATTCTTCTAAAGCACCAACATCGCCAGAAAAGCAAACAAAAGGTCAAACAGATACATTTGGCCCAGGGGGTACTGATCCAAATCCTAAGCTTTATGCTGGCATTGTGGCTGACGCAAAAAAACAACCAAAAGCAATGGTGAAAAGTCTTGGCCCAAAAGGTGTGGGTAAAAACTATAAAAACGGATATTACGGTAAATAATGAAAAAAATATGGGAATGGCTTACCGGCGGAGTAATTAAAGAAGTCGGTGATGTCATTGATAAATTAACTACAACTAAAGAAGAAAAATTAGAAGCTCAGCGATTAATAACTGAGATACTAGAAAAAGCAGATAAAGAAGCGCAAGAGCAAGTAACAGCAAGATGGGAAGCGGATATGAATTCAGATTCGTTTTTATCTAAAAACATAAGGCCTATGGTTCTTATATATTTAACTGTTATATTTACAGCACTATGTTTTTTTGATGGTAATATAGGAGAGTTTAAAATAGCTGAAGACTATATACCAATTTTTCAATCTTTATTAATAACAGTCTACGGGGCGTATTTTGTTGGGCGTACCTGGGAAAAAGCAAAGAAATCCAGCAATAACAATTAAATTAAATTAAATGGCAAAAAAAGAAAAGCTAACAGCAGAAGAACTAGAAGTTCTAACAAACATTATTAAGCAATTAAATAGTGTTCAATCACAGATCGGTGGATTAGAGTTACAGAAGCATGAGTTATTACATACATTTGCTCAGGTTAAAACAAAGCTTGATGAGCAGCAAAAAGAGTTGCAAGATAAGTATGGTGACAAAGTGATTGATATTAACACCGGTGAACTACGTGAGCCTGCTAAGGAAGATTAGTATAGGGAAAGACTATAAAAATGACGCCATGCACTATTCTGTTGGACAGGAAGTGTATGGTGGTCATACTATAGTTAATATTATAGAAGAAGAAGAAAAGTACTCTATCTATATTCAAAAAGGTAAAGATATAATACCCTGGAAAGACTTTAATAAAAATATGGCAATAGCCATTGAATACAATATTGATTACTAATGAAAGGTATTTTTGATTTTGTTGTAACTCCTAAAGACGATAGATACAATAATACTAAAACAATAGGCGACAAAAAATTAATATTAAATACAGAATTACAAAACCATAATTTTGTTTCAAGAGTTGGTGTGGTAATGGCTGTACCTAGTCATAATCCAACAGGCGTACAAAAAGGAGACGAAGTAATATTACACCACAATGTTTTTAGAAGGTTCAGAGATATTAAAGGTGAAGAAAAAAATAGCAGGAGTTATTACAAAAATAATTTGTATTTTGTTTCTCCTGATCAGATATTCGCATATAAGCGTATAATAAAGTGGATTCCACTTGAGGGGTTTAATTTCGTTAAACCAATAAAAGAAGACAAGATGTTTTCTATAAACTTTGAAAAGCCATTAATTGGTATACTTAAGTATAAAGACCCAAGTCTAAAAGAAGCTAAAGAAGGTGATTTAGTGGGTTTTAAGCCAGGTGCTGAATATGAGTTTTTAATTAACAAAGAAAAATTATATCGTGTTCCAACAAATCTAATTACAATTAAATATGAATATCAAGGAAACGAAAAAGAATATAATCCAAGCTGGGCAGCGAGCAGTTGAGGAATTAATAAAAGTAGCTAAAGAACCTATAGTTGATTCAGATGATGATATATCTGCTGATAGGCTTAAGAATGCGGCTGCCACAAAAAAGTTAGCTATATTTGACGCTTTCGAGATATTGTCTCGTATACAAGATGAAGAAGCTATATTAGAAAATAAACCTAAAGAAGAAGAGAAAGCAAAAACTTTTTCAGGGTTTGCAGAAAGAAGATCTAAATAATGTACGAGCAAAATTTATACAGAGTAGAGACTCCTATAAAAGCTAATACAATAGCTAGATTAAATAAATCAAAAAAGTGGAAGTACGGTTATAACAAAGAGCATGACATCGTAGTTATAAGCAAGACCGGACAAATTGGTGAAATATATAATATTCAAAATTTAAAAATTGCATTACCAAAAACTCCCACTAAAATAGACAAGTCACAGGATAAATGGGCTGCAGATGAGTACCCTAAGGAATTAAAACGAATACAAAGCGTTTTTGATTGGCGGGAATATCCAGATGACTTTAAAGAAAAATGGGAACCATATATAGATGAACAATTTAAACGCAGAGAAGAAGGCCATTGGTTCAATAATAAAGGTGTGGCTACTTACATTACTGGCACTCACTTTATGTACTTGCAGTGGAGCAAGATTGACGTTGGGAAGCCAGACTTTAGGGAAGCAAACAGACTATTCTTTATATTCTGGGAAGCTAGTAAAGCCGACTCACGATCTTATGGAATGTGCTATCTTAAAAACCGTCGTTCAGGATTTTCATTTATGTCTTCAGCAGAAACCGTTAATTTGGCAACAATTACATCAGATGCACGGTATGGTATCTTGTCAAAGTCTGGAGCCGATGCTAAGAAGATGTTCACAGATAAGGTTGTACCAATATCCGTTAACTACCCCTTCTTTTTCAAGCCCATCCAAGACGGTATGGATCGCCCCAAGACCGAGCTTGCCTATAGAATACCAGCCAGTAGACTCACTAGAAAATCCATACAAAATAAACAAGACCAGGAGTTACTTGAAGGATTGGACACAACGATCGACTGGAAGAACACGGGTGATAACTCCTACGATGGAGAGAAGCTTAAACTCCTCGTCCACGATGAATCGGGCAAATGGGAAAGGCCTGACAACATCCTCAACAACTGGAGGGTTACAAAAACAACATTAAGGCTAGGTAGTAGAGTCATAGGTAAATGTATGATGGGTTCAACCTCAAACGCGTTAGACAAAGGCGGTGAGAACTTTAAAAAACTTTATAATGACTCAGATGTTACAAAAAGAAACCGCAATGGACAAACTAAGTCAGGATTATATTCTTTGTTCATACCTATGGAATGGAATTACGAAGGATTCATTGACGATTATGGAATGCCTGTATTCGAAAACCCACCAGAAGATTGCGTTGGACCACACGGAGACGCTATCGAAGTCGGGGTTATTGAACACTGGGATAATGAGGTCGAAGGATTAAAAGGCGACCAGGATGCTTTAAATGAGTTTTACAGACAGTTCCCGCGTACAGAGGAGCACGCGTTTCGAGATGAAACTAAAAATAGTATATTTAACTTAGTAAAAATATACGAACAAATAGATTACAACGAAGATTTAAAAAGCACAGGGGTTATTACAACTGGTAGTTTTAATTGGGAGCATGGTGTTAAAGATTCAAAAGTAATGTTTAGCCCAAACCCTAATGGAAGATTTAAAGTTTCGTGGGTTCCTAAAATTGGATTGCAAAATAAACAGGTAATTAAAAATGGTATAAAGCATCCAGGCAACGAACACATTGGTGCTTTTGGATGTGATAGTTACGATATATCAGGTACCACAGACGGCAGAGGATCAAAAGGAGCGCTACATGGGTTAACGTCTTTTAGTATGGAAGATGCTCCACCTAATTCATTCTTTTTGGAATATGTAGCAAGGCCTCAAACCGCTGAAATGTTTTTTGAAGACGTATTAATGGCTTTAGTGTTTTACGGTATGCCATTGCTTTGTGAGAATAATAAACCACGATTGCTTTATTATTTAAAACGGAGAGGCTATAGGGGTTACTCTATGAATAGACCTGATAAGTTATATACAAAGCTTTCAGTTGCGGAAAGAGAAATAGGCGGGATACCTAACTCGTCTGAAGATATTAAGCAAGCGCACGCTGCTGCTATTGAAACTTATATTCAAACACACGTAGGGCTTAAAGCTGATGGCCAATATGGAACAATGTACTTTAATAATACATTGAACGATTGGGCTAAGTTTGATATAAATAAAAGAACAAAATTTGATGCGGCTATTAGCTCAGGGTTAGCAATAATGGCATGTAACAGACATCTGTATAGACCTAACCCAAATGTGCAAAAACCAAAGTTAAACTTAAATATTGCAAAATATAAAAACGCCGGTTCAATATCGGAAATAATAAAATAAAGTATGGCTGAGTCAGTTATAAATAGTTTTTTTCCAAGCCAAGTTGCTAGCGACCAAGAAAAAATGTCGGTTAAATATGGCTTAAGAGTTGGTAGGGCGATTCAAGACGAATGGTTCAAATCAGATTCTGGTACTAATAGATATAAAAGTAATCAAAATACATTTCATCAATTAAGACTATATTCTAGGGGTGAACAATCAATACAAAAATATAAAGATGAATTGTCTATTAACGGCGATTTATCATATTTAAATATAGACTGGAAGCCGGTTCCGATTATACCTAAGTTTGTTGACATAGTTGTAAATGGTATATCTGAAAGAACATTTGATATAAAAGCGTTTTCACAAGATCCTTATGGTGTTTCAAAACGTACAGATTACTTAAACAGTATAGTTAGAGATTTGCAAACAAAAGAAATAAATGATTTTGCAAAAGAAAACTTTGGTGTTAACTTATATGAAAATCCTCCGGAAATGCTACCGGATTCGCAAGAAGAGTTAGACGTACATATGCAGCTTAATTATAAGCAAGCTGTGGAGATAGCGGAGGAGCAAGCTATAAACGTTTTATTAGAAGGAAATAATTACGATTTAACTAAGAAGCGCGTTGTATATGATTTAACAACAATAGGTATTGGCGCTGTGAAAAACAGATTTTCAAAATCAGAAGGTGTTGTTATTGATTATGTTGACCCTGCTAATTTAGTATGGTCATATACAGAATCACCTTATTTTGATGATATATATTATTGTGGCGAGGTTAGAAACGTACCTATTAATGAAATTAAAAAGCAATTTCCTGATTTAACTGACGAAGATTTAAAAAGAATATCTGAGACAGGTTATCAAAACAATGGCTTTTACGATAGAACAATATCTAATTATAACGAATCGGATTCAAACACAGTTCAAGTATTATATTTTAATTATAAAACATACATGAATGAGGTTTACAAAATTAAAGAAAGCGCAACTGGCGCTTCTAAGGTTTTGTTACGCGACGACACATTTGACCCGCCTGTTGAAGTATTAGAACAACAGTTTGGCAAATTATCTAGGTCTATTGAAGTATTATACGAAGGGGTGTTAGTATTAGGCACTGATTATTTATTACAATGGGAACTAGCAAAAAATATGATGCGTCCTAAAAGTGATAGTTCTAAAGTACTTTTAAATTATAGTATTAACGCGCCTAGAATGTATAAAGGTAAGATTGAATCTTTAGTAAGCCGTATTACTGGTTTTGCTGATATGATTCAATTAACGCATTTAAAGTTACAGCAAGTAATGTCTCGTATGGTACCAGATGGTGTTTATCTTGATGCCGACGGGTTAGCCGAAATAGATTTGGGTAATGGAACAAATTACAATCCGCAGGAAGCATTAAATATGTTTTTCCAAACAGGTTCTGTAATTGGTAGATCGTTTACGCAAGACGGCGACATGAATCCAGGTAAAATACCTATTCAAGAAATCACAAGTGGTAGTGGTGGTAATAAGCTAGGCGCTTTAATAAATACCTACAACTATTACTTGCAAATGATACGTGACGTAACCGGGTTAAA